CTGACCACTGACCACTGACCACTGACCACCGACCACTGACGATCGCGATCCTGAGCGAGCAGCGGCTGTGGCTGAAAGCGCCGGGGGCGGCATGACCGCAGCCGCGCTGCACCTGATGCCGGCGTTGGATTGGGCGATCCTGAGCGTGGTCTGGGTGGCGCTGCTCGGCGCCATGATCGTCGCGACGGCCGTGCTGGAACGCTGCGGCGACTGAGGATTGGCGATTCGCCAACAATGCCCCATCGCGCGCCTCTGCATGGAGCCCGCCATGGTCGAGGAGCGGAGCGCGGGACGGCCTGCGCCCGCGGCTATGATCGGCGTTGGCGCAAGCTGCGCGCCGCGTTCCTGCTTCGACATCCGCTCTGCCTTTGGTGCGAAGAGCATGGCACCACGACGGCGGCGGCGGAGGTCGATCATATCGAGCGCATCGTCGATCGGCCGGATCTGCGCCTCGAGTGGAGCAACCTGCGCGCGCTGTGCCGCGTCCATCACGAGGAGCGCCATTCTGGCGCAACGGCAGGGCGACGCGGGGTATAGGGGGTGTCTAAATCTCTATCTCCTCGCGTCGTAGACCGGGTGTGGATAAAACTTTACGTGGCGCGAATTTGGGGTGGGGGGGGTCCAGAACATCAGCGGACGTTCGCAGCGAAGAAGCTGGTCTGCACCGCTGCCTCGCGGAGGGCGACCTCGATCCGACGCAGATCCTTCTGCATGACGCCGAGCAGGTCGGCGAGGTAGGCCGTCCGTCCGGGGTTCACCTTTCGGACTGCGACGACCTGATTGTCGCGAATGCCGGAGCGCAAAAGCGAGCCGATCCGTTCGACGGATGCCTCGAACCCCCGCGCAAGCTGCTGCTCTTCCTCGGAGGGCGGTATCGGTTCATCGGCCATCAGCGTGAACTGGGCTTCCGCCTGGACAAGCGCGTTGGCGCTGGCGCGGAGGTCGTTGTAGGTCCTGCATCCGCCGGTTCGGATCGCGTTGAAAAGGGTGGTCTGCCCGCGTGGGCCAAGCCGGGTGAGTTCGGTCGCTTCCGACGGCTTCAGGTTTCCGCTCGCAAGGAGCGCCTGGTACTCGGGCTGGAGCGTCAACAGGACGGTGCGCTCGGTGATCCGGTGCGCTGGCTTGCCGATGCGGCGGCCGAGTTCTTCGGGGGTCCAGCCTTGCTCGTCCATGAGCGCCTGGTAGGAGCGCGCCTGTTCGAGCGGGGCGACGTCCTGGCGCGATGTCGAGGATCTTGATACCTCGGTTCTCCGCGTCGAAAAGCCGTTCTACGAGGAGCTGACCATCGCCTTCCTGCCGGGAGATGCGGCGGTATTCCGGGAATGGCTGGACAAGATCGGGAAGGCCAGGCGCCCCGAGCCGCACCTGGTCGGCATCTACGACGACTTTGGGCAGTTCTTCTCGCAACTGCTCTCGGTCAAGAAAGAAAAGCAGGTGTTCAACACGGCCGTCGCGCTTCGGGTGATGGCTGAGCTGGCCGGGGAGGCGCTCGCCCGCCAAAGCGCCGACGGGGAAAAGTGATGCGCGGCGCCAAGCCGAAGGCCACCGTCGTGAAGCTGATAACCGGGAATCCGGGCCGGCGACCGCTCAACAAGGCAGAGGCGAAGCCGCGCGTGGAAATCCCGCGGCCACCCGAAACGCTGAAGGGCGCAGCGCTGTCGGAATGGAAGCGCGTCGTTCCGCTCCTGATGGAAGTGGGACTGATTACAAAACTCGATCGGGCCGTCGTCGCGGGCTACTGCCAGGCCTGGGCGCGCTGGATCGAGTGCGAGCGGATGCTGGAGCAGACCGGACTAGTGGTGAAGGCGCCGTCCGGCTATCCGATGTATTCGCCTTACCTCGCCGCGGCCAACAAGGCGCTCGATCAGATGCGGCAACTCTCGGAGCAGATCGGCCTGTCGGGATCGGCCCGCTCGCGGATCAGGGCCGGCGAGCCCGCAGGGCAGACCGATCCAGCGGAAACCTTCCTGCGTGGGCGCGCGTAAGCCGGCGGCGAAGCGCGCGCCGGCTGATCCGGTCGAGGCTTACGCGAAATCCGTGGTATCCGGCACCGTCCTCGCGGGGCGGCTGGTAAGGCTCGCCTGCGAGCGGCATCTGCGCGACCTGGCCGAAGGCTCCGAGCGGGGTCTTCGCTGGGATCGCGAAAGCGCGATGCGGGCGATCGACTTCTTCCCGGCCGTACTCCGGCACAGCAAGGGGCAGTTTGCCGGCGAGCCGTTCGACCTGCTCGATTGGCAGAAATTCGTCATAGGCTCGATCTTCGGCTGGATGACCGCCGGGGGCGTGCGACGGTTCAGGACGGCGTTTGTCTCTACCGCGAGGAAGAATGGTAAAAGCACCCTGGAAGCCGGCATCGGCCTGAAGGCGCTGGTCGACGAGGACGAGCCGGGTGCGGAAATCTACAGCGCGGCTACCACTCGCGACCAGGCCAAGATCGTGTTCTCCGAGGCGGAGCGGATGCGCGCGGCGTCGCCGGCGCTCATGCGGCGCATCACGTCGACCACCAACAATCTCTCGGTGCTCGGCAAGGCATCGTGGTTCCGGCCGCTCTCGGCCGACGCTTCGCGGATGGACGGGCTGAACACCTTCGTCGCCCTGGTGGACGAGGTGCACGAGCACCCCAATGCCGATGTGATCGAGAAGCTCGACACCAGCATGGGCGCGCGGCTGGCCCCGCTCATGTATGAGACGACGACGGCGGGCGTGGATCGGCAATCGATCTGCTATCAGCACTGGGATTTTTCGGCAAAAGTGCTCGAAAGGCTCGTGCCCGAGGCGACGGCGGATCGCTGGTTTGCCTTCATCGCGACGATCGACGACGACGACGACTGGCAGGACGAGCTGGCGTGGCGCAAGGCCAACCCCTCGCTCGGCGTCCTGCTCAAGATCGGAGACCTGCGCGCCGAGGTGGCGCTGGCGCAGGAGATGCCGTCGAAGCAGAATTCGATCCGGCGCCTCCGGCTCAACCAGTGGACCCAGCAGCTCGTGCGCTGGATCGACATGGACGTCTGGGCGCGCGGCGGCGAGCCGTTCGACGCGGACGCGCTGGCGGGGCGCCGCTGCTATGGCGGGCTCGACCTGGCGCGGGTCAACGATCTCTCCTCGCTGGCGCTGCTGTTCCCGCCGGTAGCACCTGGCCAGCGGTGGAAGGCGATCTGGCGCCACTGGTGCCCGGCGGACGACATCGTGCAGCGGTCGCGGCGCGACCGCGCCCCGTACGTGGTCTGGCGCGACCAGGGGCACCTGATCGCGACCGAGGGGAACACCACCGACTTCAAGTTCCTGGAAGCCGAGATCCTCCGTCTTTCCCGGCGCTACGACATCGTCGAGCTGGCCTTCGACCGCACCTTCGCCGGCGAGATCGTGCGCAACCTGATGGACGAAGGGCTGAACCTGGTCGAGTTCGGCCAGGGATTCCTCAGCATGGGGCCGGCCACGGCCGAGTTCAGCCGAAAGCTGCTGGGCGGCGAGCTGCAGCACGGCGACGATCCGGTGGCGAGCTGGTGCGCGTCCAACGTGACGATCCGCACCGACCCGGCCGGCAACCAGAAGCCGGACAAGGAGCGCTCGATCGAGCGCATCGATCCGATCGTCGCGCTGATCATGGCGGCGGGCCGTTCGATGCTGGCGGACCAGACGAGCCCCTACAGCGACGGACGCGGCCTGCTGGTCATCTGAACGGAGATCCTCGCGATGCCGCTGAAGAGCAAGCCGGCTGCCTCCGGGGCGCCGGCCGGGACCAATCATCCCGTCATCCGGGATAAGGGGATAATCGCCGCGGCCGAGGAGTACCACGCCAAGAAAGCCGACTTCGACCTGCTCGAAGCCCGGCTCAAGGAACTGAAGGGCCTCCTGGAACCCGCGATGGGCGGAGCGCCGACCGCCTATGCCGGGACGCGCATCCTCACCCGAACCGACGTGCCGCCGCTGCCGGCCACGGCGAACGTGGCGATCACGAAAGACATGATCGGCCAGGTGATCCCCGGCAAGAAGGGCCGCGCCGGCTATACGCAGCTCCGGGTGCAATAGAGCGCCGGAGGCCGAACACATACATACGATCGGGGCCGCCGGTGAACTTCTGGTCGCGGATCGCCGCTTTCGCGCTCCGCAAGGCGGGCCCGGATTCGGTCGGCTCGGAGATCTTCTCGCTCTGGGAAGACTGGGGCCTCACCAACGCCGGCGTCGCGGTCAACTCGTTCTCGGCGCTGCAGCACGTCGCCGTCATGGCCTGCGTCTCCATCCTATCGGAGGATGTCGCGAAGCTGCCGGTGGATGTGTTCCGCCGCCTTTCCAACGGCGGCAAGGAAGTGGCAACGGACCATTTCCTGCACCGCCTGCTGCGCCGGCCGAACCCGTGGCAGACGCGCTTCGAGTTCATGGAGATGATGCAGTCCGCGCTCGTTTTGCGCGGCAACGCCTACGCGGCGATCGTGCGCAACGGCCGCGGCACGCCGGTTACATTGGTCCCGGTGCACCCGGATCGGGTCACCCTCTACGAGGCGCCGGACGGCGAGTACTTCTACCTGGTGACCCGCTCCGGCCTGCACGAAATGGCCGTGCTGAGCAGCCTGCCGATCATGATCCCGTCGGAGGACATGCTGCACGTCCGCTGGATGGCGAGCTGGAACAGCCTGCTCGGCATTTCGCGCATCACCATGATGCGCGAGAGCGTCGGGCTTTCGATCAGCCAGGAGCACATGGCGGCGCGCCTGGCCGGCACCGGGGCGCGGCCCGGCGGCGTCCTGATGACCGACCGAAAACTGTCGCCGGAGGTGGCGCAGCGGATCAAGTCGGACTGGCAGCAGAAGCAGGCCGGCTGGCGCAACGCCGGGGCGACCGCAGTGCTGGAGGAGGGGCTGAAATGGCAGCCCCTCACCATGACGATGGAAGACGCCGAGTTCATGGAGAACCGGCGCTTCCAGATCGAGGACATCGCGCGCGGGTTCCGCGTGCCGCCGCACAAGATCGGGCTGCCGGCGCAGGGCGCCGCATCCTCGATGGTGCAGCAGGATCAGCAGTACCTCAACGACGTGATCGTCGGCTACTGCACGCGCTACGCGCTCAAGGTCGAGGACACGTTCGCTCTGGACGGCGAGGAGCTGTTCATCGAGCACGATTACGAGCACGTCCTGAAGGCCGACATCGCTACGCGCCTCGCCGCCAAGCGGACGGGCGTGGTGGGGATGATCTATACGCCCAACGAGGCGCGGCGCGGCGAGGGCCTGCCCTCGGTCGATGGCGGCGACGTGCTCTATCAGCCGACCAACGTCGCGCCGATCGGCTTCACGCCGGCCGCTGGCGCATCGCAGAGCGGTCCCGGCAGCGACACGACCGGCGCCCCCGGCGCGGGCGGCGACGGCGACGCGGGGCGGCTGCCGGGCGACGATCCGGCGCCTTCGGTATGATGGACGGAAAGGGAATCCTGCAATGTCCGAAGCCCAGCCGCCGGCCGTCGAGCCGGTGCACGAACTTGCCCGGAGCGAGGCGCAAGAGGGAGAATATTCACCGAACGATCGGCAGACGGCCGCAGAGTTCAACGCGCGTATGTCCGAGCTGAGCCTGAAGCTCCGCGACGCTGCCGCCCACGCTGCCCTCGCGGCCAAGCAGCTCGACGTGGGCCGTCTGGCGCACGCGGTAAAGCGCCTGGCCGAGGCGATCCACGACCACCTGGTGCCGGCGAAAAAGTAGCGCGCATGCCCGAGCTGGCGTTCTAGGTTGGGTCCCAGCCGGGAAGCACCCGCGGATCGTCGCCAGTCCGAAGTAGAATGCCTCGCACGTATTTGCCCGGCGCGATCTTCACTTCGCCTATGTCGAAGGCGTGGGTCGAGAACGGCATCGGGCGATCGTTCGGCGGCGTCTCCAGAACGGAAGGCCGCGGTAAGCGCCTCGGAACCCTGACAATCGGCCGATCGGCAAATTTCGCCGGTTCGAGCGATGTGCGGCCCGCGTAAGTCCCCGAGCCGTCCGGATGCACCCAATAAGCTTCCATGGACCTGGTGTAACATGAGATGCCCGAGCTGATCGACATCGGCGCGTTCCGCGAGTGGGCGGCGCGCGGCCGGCCGCGCCAGGACGGCGCCACGCCCAAGGTGTTCCGGGTCAGCGCGGGACGCGAAAAGGTCTACGACGACGGATCGCGGCGCATCCGGTTCTGCTTCTCCGACGGCAGCGTCGACCGGATGGGCGATACCATCAAGGCGGCGGGCTGGCGGCTGCACGACTTCCTGAAGAACCCCGTCGCGCTCTGGGCACATGACAGCCTTTCGCCGCCGATCGGCCGGGCCGGCAACGTGCTGGTCGAGAACGAGCGGCTGATGGGCGACATCGAGTTCGCCGCGCCGGAAGTCTATGCGTTCGCGGACACGATCTACCGCCTCGCCGCGGCCGGCTTCGTCAACGCGGTCTCGGTCGGCTTCATGCCGATCGAGTGGGAGTTCTCGCGCGACAAGGGCCGGGAGTTCGGCATCGATTTTGCCGACCAGGAGCTATTGGAAATATCGGTGGTCCCGGTGCCGGCGAACGCCAACGCGCTGGCCGAGGCGCGCGCCAAGGGGATCGACACCCGACCGCTCGCCGAGTGGGCCGAGCGCGTGCTCGACGGCGGGGAGAAGATCCTGGTGCCGCGCGCCGAGCTGGAACGGCTGCAAAAGGCCGCGAGCATGAGCACGTCCCGGCGCCGCGCTGCGGCGGAGGACTGGCGCTGCGGCGCCGCACGCGACCTGCCGGCGGACGACAAGTCGACCTGGGACGGTCCCGCCGCCGCCGAACGCATGCTCGCCGCGGCGGGGTTCAACGGCGACGACCCAAATCCGGACAAGGCCAAGCGCGGTTTCCTGGTCTACGACGCGGCCAATGCCAAGGAAAAGGGCGGCTACAAGTTGCCGTTCGCCGACCGTATCGGCGGCGAGCTGACCGCGATTGCCGAGGGCGTGCGCGCGGCCGCGTCGCGCCTGCCGCAGACCGACATACCCGGCGCCGAGCGGACGATCGCCGAGGCGGTGGTGAAGCATTACGAGGATCGTCTCGACATCAAGACGTTACGCAAGAGAGCAGGCGGCATGAACGAGACGGACCCGGCCGCGGGCGGATTCTTGGGCGAGTGCGGCCGCAAGCCCGAGGAAGCGTGCGGAATGCTGAACCCCGGCGAATGCAAGACGCATGGGCCGCAAACTCAGGACGAGAAAATGACGCCAGAAGTGCTGAACGAGATCCGCGAGCTGTTCCGCTCCGAGTTCAAGGCCAACGCCCGCCGCGGCCGCGCACGACGGCGCGACGCTGCGGACGGCGACGGCGCCGAAAAGGTCGGGCAGGCGCTCGACCATCTCGAGGATGCCAAGGACCTGCACGACGAGGCCGACGAGCACGACGAGAAGGCGCTCGACTGCCGCGAGAAGGCGATGGACCTGCACGACAAGGCGATGGACCTGCTCGGCGATGCCGCGGGCTCGATCGGCGATCCCGAAGGCGGCGATGCCGCAAAAGCGCGCCGGCTGCGCCGCCTGAAGCGCCTGCAAGCCGCAGAGTAGCGATTTCTGCGCCTCCCCCGGCGTACGCCGGGGGTTCCCGAAACCAAGACGACCAGCCGCCTTCGGGCGGTTTTTTATTGGAGAACGCCCGAATGGCCAGGCTGAACGAGCTTCGCCAGCAGCTCGGCACCACGACCGATGAGCTGGAGACGCTGATCGACAATCCGCGCGGCTTCGACCGCAAGGTGCTGGAGATCGAGGAGCTGAAGGCGAAGATCGCACGCGCCGAGGTTGCGCAGGCGGCCTCGGCCGCACTCGCCAATCCGGCCGATCCAGGTCCCGGCGCCGAAATCGCCGGCGCGGGCGGCAAGCGGCAGGCGCCGAAATCGAAGTTCAAGAGCCTGGGCGAGCAGTTGCAGGCGATCGTGCGCGCCTCCTCGCCCGGCGGCTCGATCGACCAGCGGCTGACCCGCGCCCCGTTCGGCGCCGGCGAGACCGATCCCTCGGGCGGCGGCTTCCTGGTCGACGTGGAATTCGCCGAGACCATCCTGACCCGCGCCTACGACATGGGCGAGATCCTGAAGCGGGTGTTCCGCCTCGGCATCAGCGCCGGCGCGAACGGCATAAAAATCCCGGGCATCGACGAGACCAGCCGCGCCACCGGATCGCGCTGGGGCGGCGTGCAGGCCTACTGGGTGGCCGAAGGCGACCAGGCCACGGCGACGAAGCCGAAATTCCGGCTGATCGAGCTCGATCTGAAGAAGCTGATGGCGATCTGGTACGTCACCGACGAACTGATGGCCGACGCCGCGGCGCTGACCGGGATCGCCAACCAGGCGTTCGCGGAAGAAATCACGTTCATGCTCGAAGACTCGACCGTCCACGGCACCGGCGCCGGGCAGCCGCTCGGCGTGCTCAATTCGCCCTGCACCGTGCAGGTGGCGAAGGACAAGGGGCAGGCCGCCGGCACCATCACGTGGCAGAACGTGATGAACATGTACGCGCAGATGTGGGGCCGCTCCCGCAAGAACGCGGTGTGGCTGATCAACCAGCTCTCGGAGCCGCAGCTTTTTGCCATGAGCCAGGTGGTCGGCACCGGCGGCGTCGCGGTGTTCCTGCCGCCAGGCGGCGCATCCGGCGCGCCGTACGCTACCCTGCTCGGCCGTCCGGTGGTCCCGGTGGAATATGCCGAGGCGGCCGGCACCCCCGGCGACATCATCCTCGCGGACTTCTCGCAATACGTGATGGCCGACAAGAACGCGATGCAGCAGATGTCGTCCATCCACGTCCGGTTCCTCACCGACGAGATGACGTTTCGACTCACCTATCGCTGCGACGGCGAGCCGATCTGGCAGGCGCCCCTGACCCCGTTCAAGGGCACGCTGCCGCTCTCTCCCTTCGTTACCCTGGCGGCGCGGTAAAGCGGCCCGGTCCCTCTCAGGAGTTAAACAATGGCTCGCCAGTTCCGCCTGTGGGAGAACGGCCAGGTCGTCTCCCTCCTCGCGCCCGCCGCCGACGCGGGCGGCCGCACCAGCGCCTATGTGAGCGTGAAGAACGCGCACAAGGCGTTCGTGGTCTGCCTGGTCAACCAGGGCAGCGCTACGACCGTGGTGCTCTCGCCGCTGCAGGCCACCGACAACGCCGGCACCAATTCCAAGGCGATCACCTCCGCGCCGATCGTGGCCGACGTCAATACCGGCTCCTCGGATGCCCTGGTCGCGCAGGTCGCCGCGGCGAGCTTCACGACCGATGCCGGGACCAACAACAAGCTGGTCATCTTCGAGATCGACCCGGTGGAATCGATGGACCTCAACAACACCGCGGTCGGACCATTCCAGCACATCGCCATCCAGACCGGGGCGTCGAACGCCGCGAACATCACCGCCGCGGTGCTGGTCTCGCTGCCGCTCCGTTATGCGCAGCAGGTGCCGCCCTCGGTGAACGTCTGATCGGAGCGCACCGACATGGTCAATCGCACGCTGCGCGACGCCGCCGGCAACCTGGTCGCGTTCTACGATGACCTCACCTGGGAACAGGTGCTGCCGGTCAGGCCCTGCGCGTTCCACGACGATTTCCTGGGCGCGGTCGCGGCCGTCCCGGCCGCCGGCTCGGCGGTCGCCGGCTATCCGTGGGTGAAGAAGATCCAGCTCACCGCCGGCGTGCCGACCGTGGCCCGCGTCGCCAGCCAGATCGGCGGCGTGGTCGCGTGCGCGCTCGACGCCACGTCGGAGAAACAGGAGGCGACGCTCTATTTCGGCGACGAACTGGAGTTCGACCTGACCAAGGGCGCCGTGTTCGACGCGCGCGCGGCGCTCTCGGTGCTGCCCAGCGCGACGGGCGTGGAAGCGTTCTGGGGGCTGATGAGCACCTGGATCGACGGGCCGAACAGTAACACCTATTACGTTCGTTTCGCCGCCACCGCCTCGGGCGAGGTGTTCTGCCAGTCCTATGACGGCACGACCACCTTCTCGGTGGACAGCGGCGTGGCGCTGGTTGCCGGCGCGTTCCACCAGTTCCGCATCGACGCGACCAATCCGACCGGCGAGATCGGCTTCTTCATCGACGGCGCCAAAGTCTCGCCGCTGCTCGGCGCCGGCAAGACGCCCATCACGTTCGCCGCCGGTCCGCCGCATTCGACGCTGCAGCCGATGCTCGGGGTCTACAAGGCCAGCGGCACCGGCGTCGCCACGCTCCAGGCCGACGTGGTGCGCGTCTGGCAGACGCGCTGATCAGGCGGTCTTTGCAAGGGCTTTGAACAGGCCCTCGCAGTACTCTTGGACCTTTGACGCCACGTACTCTGCGCTATTTGGCGATAACGCGCGGACGCGGACGCGCAGTTCGCAACTGACGGTTTCGTGCTCGATAACCAAATTCGATGCAGAGATCGTCAGATTTGGAGGATTCTTCTGGTTGGGCATCGCATCCGTCCGTTTCGCATTGGCCTAGCGGCATAGCACGGAGCATAATCTAATGCTATCGATCGACCTCGACTATAGCGCGGCGACGATCGCCGCCGCCGGCAGCTTGTCGGGCGCGGTCGGCCTCGGGTCCAAGACCCTGGTCGGGATCGCGATGCCCGCGGCCTGGACCGCCGCGGCATTGACGTTCCAGGCCTCGGCCGACGGCGGCACGACCTGGCTGGAAGTCTATTCGTCGAGCGGGACGGAAGTCTCGCTCACCGCGGCGGCGGGGCAGTTCATCGCCATCGATCCAGCGACCTGGCGCGGCATCAACGACCTGAAGGTGCGCAGCGGCACCGCCGGCGTCCCGGTCGTTCAGAGCGGCGGCGCGATCGTCACCCTCGTGACCCGCTCGGTTCTCTGATGTTGCGAGCGCCCAACTACGTGACGCGCGACCGGATCGCCGGGCGCGCTTCTCCGAAGGACGGGGCCGAGCCCGAGGAACAGCCCAAGGCAGAGACGGATGTACGCAAGCCTCGCCGTCACGACGCCGCCGGCCGCGGAGCCGGTCTCGGTCGAGCTGGCGCGCCTGCATTGCCGGATCGACACGACGGACGATGACGCGATCCTGGCCGGCCTGATCACCGCGGCGCGGAGCTGGGTCGAAAACTTCCTCGGCCGCGCGCTGATCGCGCAGACGCTGCTCTGGACCGTGGCGCCGCAGAGCGATCTGGCACCGGAGCGCATTCACCGATGGCCGCGCCGCATCCACGGCACGCTCGAGCTGCCGCGCGCCCCGGTGCAGTCGATCGTCTCGGTAGCGGCGCTCGACGACAACCTGACGGCCTGGACCCTCGCCAACCCGGACCCGATCACCGGCGATACCGATTACACGATCGACCTGGCGCTGGAGCCGGCGCGGCTGCATCTCGACGCGCGCTCGCTGGACGCGCTCGGCGTCGCGCTGCCGATCCGGCACCTGCAGGTCAGCTTCGTGACCGGGTATCCGACGCCGGCCGCTGTTCCGCAGCCGATCGTCCAGGCGATTTTGCTGCTGATCGCGTTCTATTACGAGCACCGGGGCGACGGCGGCGGCGAGGTGCCGGCCGCCGTCGAAACGCTGCTCTGGATGCACCGGGTGATGTTCTTTGCCTGACGTCGAGGTGCCGATCGGCCGGCTGCGCTGGCGGGTCACGATCGCCACGCGCGCCCAGGCGCCCGCTCCGGACGGCGGCATCGCGGAAACCTACACCCGGCTGCAGACGGTTCGTGCCGACGTGCAGCCGATCGGCGCACTGACCTTCTGGGGGGCGCAGCAGACCGATACCCCCGTCACGCACCGGATCGCGCTGCGCTGGCTGGACGGGATCGACAACACGCAGGCCATCCTGCGCGACACGATCCGCGCCGACCAATCGGTCCGGACGGAAGTGTTCCGCATCCGCCGGGTCCAGGAGCTGAACGGGCGCAAGCGGTTCCTGGCGATCGAGGCCGAGCTGGAACGGGTCATCGGATGATCACGCTGAAGATCGACGTGCCGGCCTACGAGCTGGTCTACGAGAAGGCACACCTGCGCCGAGTGCTGCGCAGCGCCGGCGCCGAGGTGGCGGCGGTCGCAAAACAGATGATCCTGCGGAGCGCCGGCTCCGGGCGGCAATATCGCGGCTCGGGCGGCGGCAAGTCGTATCGCGGCTACCGGAAGGGCCCGTACATTGCCTCGGCGCCCGGCCAGGCGCCGGTGAGCGTGACCGGCACCCTGGCGCGCTCGCTGGTGGTGCGGCCGTTCCGCAGCGGCGAGGGCGTCGCGATCCGGGATCTGATGTTCTACGCCACCATCCTGGAGGGCGGTTTCGCCGCGGGCGGCCGATCGGCCGGCAAGTCCAGCAGCATGCGCAAGGCCCGCGCCGCGGGCAGCAGGCAGCGCCGGCTGAGCGCGACGCGTTCTATGCAGCCGCGGCCGTTCCTGACGGCGGCGCTTGCCGCACGGGAAAAGTCGATCGGCGAGCGCGTCAAGGCCGCGGTTCTCGAAGGCATAAAATTCCAGCGGCTCAAGGCGGCAGCGTGATCTCGTGAGCGGAGGCGGTATTCGGTAACTCGGGGATCAGTTGATCGATGATCCGCGACATCGAGAGCACCCAGGGAATGAGTATTCGTTCCATTATCGCTGGCGTCGAAGTACGATCGTCTCCGTGTCCGGCAAGCCTTTTCTGTAGGCTCGCCATCACTTCGCGTTCGACCTCGTCGTAGCCGGAACAGAAGTCGCGCGATGCGCGCAATGCGCTGTCGGCGTCGACGGCGCATCCGGCGCCGACAGCTACGGTCTCGCCGCCAAAAACTAGATCATGGCTGGCCCAGACCACCCAAGCGACGCCGCCGGCGGATCGGTCCGTTATCTCGATACGAAGGTCCTGGCCTGACGGTGTCCTGTGCGTAAACACGATCCCCCTCGGTCGCCGGAGCGGCTTGATGAACATCGACGGCGTGATCGGCCAGCTCAAATCGCTGGTGCCGACCTTCGGAGGCAATGTAGCAGGCGCCGCGGCCTATGCGAAGGCGGTCGAGGACCAGGTCTGGCTGCCGCAGCCGGCCGCCTATGTCATCCCGCTCGACGAAAGCGCGGAGCCGAACCAGGAGGAGGTCGGGCTCTACCAGCTCGTCACCGAGCGCATCGGCGTCATCGTCGATCTCGACAACTCCGCCGACCGGCGCGGCCAGACGACCGCGGCGCAGTTGCTTGCGCTGCGCTATGCCGTCTACGCCGCGCTCCTGAACTGGCGCCCCGACTGGGACCAGACCAATCCGACAACCAACCGCGAGGCGCGGGGCCTCTATTACGCGGGCGGCCGGCTGCTCGACTTCGATCGGGCGCGGTTCTTCTACCAGTTCGAGTTCGCGCTCGACACGACCATCACCGATGCGGACGGCTGGCAGCTTGCCGGGCCGCCGCTCACAGACGCGTTCATCACGGTAACCGATCCGGTCGGCGGCGAGACGCTGGCGACCGGCGACGCGGTCCTGACCGGCCTAACGGCCGCTCCCAGCCCCTGAGGAAAACAGCATGTTCGTGAAGCCAGCTCCGGGCCGCAGGGTCCGGGACCCGGTCACGCGCCGACCGCTTCCGGACGGCGGCGCCGAAGTGGTCCGCAACCGGTTCTGGATCAGGCGCCTGCGCGACCAGGACGTGATGGAAGCCGAGCCGGCCGCCCAATCCGAAAAGACGGCGCCTGAGCCGGCAGAGACGGCACCCCAGGTTGAAGGAGCGGCGCCATGAGCGGCAGCAGCGGCGCCAGCATCAACTTCTCGGTCCTGCCGGTCACCACGCTGCGCCTGCCCGGCGTCTTCTTCGAGATCGACGGCTCGCGGGCCAATTCCGGCCAGGTCAACCGCCGCGCGCTCCTGCTCGGGCAGATGACGGCGGCTGGCACCGCACCGGCCGGCACCCCGGTGATCGCCGCGGGGGTTGGCGCGGCGCAGAGCGCGTTCGGCTACGGCTCGATGCTGTCGCTGATGTACCAGTGGTATCGGAAGCAGGACCCGTTCGGCGAGGTCTGGTTCCTGCCGTTCTCGCCCACGCCGCCCGGCGGCACCGGCACCAACGGAGCGATC